ACGCGCTTGTTAAACAGCGGGGGCTTCGGCCCCTGCTTCTTTGAGGAATTATCATGAGTAATGGAATCGTTGCATCAGTAACTCGTGCGGGTGCTTATGAACCATTTGATTTGCAAGTTGCTCGTGGCCAAATCTTGGGCCACACAACCGTCAGCATCTTTGGCTATCAAGCATCGGTCGGTACAACTTCTATCCCAGTTTGGGAAAATGCAAGCACATACACTTACCCCACCTCAGCGACCACGCTGACGATGGTGAGTAGTTCTGCTTCAGACAATACATCGGCATCGGTTTTGATCAGTGGCCTTGACGCCAACTTCAACCCGTTGTCTGAAACCCTGTTCTTGAACGGCACAACTGCTGTGACGACTGTCAACAGCTATTTCCGTATCAACAACTTGACATTGGCCAGCGCAGGCACCAGCCAAAGCACCAACGTGGGCACGATCACACTGAAGCAAAGCACTAATACGCTGGCTCAGATCAACCCCGGCATTGGTCGTTCGCAAAGCACCGTGTACACCGTGCCTGCTGGTTATAGCTTCTTCTTGGACTGGGTTGAAGTCAACACATCGAACTCCTACACCGGCAGCATCACTGTGACCTACAAGGTGCAGGCTGGTGACAATGTGTCTGGCGTTACTCGCAACGTGTTGCAACAGCCTTTTGTGTCGCTCTACAGTGCTAACCGGATTACTGATCCGTATGCTTACTCGCAAAAGACTGACATTCAATGGCAGTTGTCGACGAGTTCCAGCACCGTTGCTGCTGGCGTTATCGTGACCGGCAAACTGATCCAAAACAATAACACCCTAACCGTACCCGGAGGTTAATCATGCCGTTGATCAAATCCAAATCCAAAAAAGCTTTTGAGCACAACATCAAGGCTGAGATGGGAATTACTCAGTAAAACCATGGCAGATATGTTTGGCGTGTTCAATCGAATGACAGTTTGGACAAAGAACTTCCAAGTTCTCCATGCTGTTATTCGACCTATTGCGGTCTTTGTGATGAACGCCAAGAATTTGTGCGTTTTGATCAAAACCGCATCTTTGGCAAGAATTCAACAAACCTCTCCGTTTCATATTTTTTCTGACAGTACTGAAATCACCTTTCCAATTTTCAATTGCAGATTTGTTGATACAAGCACGAGAACAATATTTTCTTTTTTTAGATGGAGCAGAAAGAAATTTTGTTTTGCAATGAAGGCAGGTGTACTCAAAAGTTCCTTTATCTTTCATCGCTGTGTGATAGCAATTTGGGCTACAGTATTTTGCTTTGTTTGCCCTGCTTGCAATGTGCTCAAAAACCGTATTGCAAACTTCACAAGTTGTTTTTTGAACGGTTCTAGCAGACAATGCCATACAACTTCTTCCGCAGAACAAAGCAGTGTCTTTTCTGTATTCAGGAACAAAAAATTGTTTGCTGCAATGTTGGCAAAATTTTTCGTATTTCACTCTGGAGCGTGTTATGCCACTCATAAATAGTCCTTCCAAAAAAGCGTTTGAGAAAAACATACGCACAGAGATTGTACAAGGAAAAAAACCTGTTAAGCAGGCCGTGGCCATCGCCTACAACGAAAAGCGTCACGCTCACAAAGCTCATGGCGGCAAGGTTTCGACCTGCCACGAAAACCCCATGTGCAAAGGTGGCTGGTAATGGCCAAGCCGGGGCTTTACGCCAACATCCACGCAAAGCAGGAGCGCATCGCTCACGGTTCTGGTGAGAAGATGCGTAAACCCGGCTCTAAGGGTGCGCCCACGGCTGCTGCGTTCAAAGAGTCGGCGAAGACCGTCAAAAAGAAAGACGGCGGTGTGTCGCTGGCTGTTGGCCGCGGTGAGAAGTTACCTGTTTCTAAAGGTGCTGGCCTGACCGAAAAAGGTCGCGCCAAGTACAACCGTGAAACTGGGTCGCATTTAAAGGCTCCACAGCCTCAAGGCGGCTCCCGAAAAGACTCGTTTTGTGCCAGAATGAGTGGTGTTGTAGAACACTCAAAGGGCGACGCCGAACGTGCAAAAGCCTCGCTGAAACGCTGGAAATGCCCCGGCTGGTAAAGGAACAAACATGTCCGATCTGAAGTCAATGATCAAGGCCGTGGCTGAGGCGCATAACGCCAAGAATCCCGGCCGCCGCATTTCGATTACCGACCCCATGACTCGTGAACAGTCAGAGGAGCGTCAGGAAAAGCGCCGTCAACAAGAGGCTGTTGAGGCCAAAGAACGCGCCAAGAAAGATGCGGCTGACCTGCCCAACCTTGAAAAGCGTCATGCAGAGATGACCAAAACTTACGAAGGCGGTAAGAATTATCGTTACGCCGACCGTGAGCAGAATTTGTCTGACTATGAGCGCAAGGCTCGTGACATTGAACCAGAAATGAACAAGCTGGGCGCTCGTATCAGCGCAGCCAAGGCTGGTGGATACAAGCAAGGCGGCAAGATTGACTTGAAGCATTGCAAGATCAGCACCGTTGAGAAGAGCCACAAGCACAAAGACTGGTGAGGTAACCAATGGCTTACAGCGGAACAGTAGGACAAACGGTCGTTACGACCCAACAAATGATCGACCAAGGCGCCCGGATGTCGGGCAAATTGGCCGAAGAGTTGACTGTCGAGCAAATTCAGGCCTCTAAACAGGCCTTGTACTACGTTCTGAGCAACTTGATCAATCAAGGCATTAACTATTGGGCCATTGACAAGAAGGTTTACGGCTTCAACGCTGATCAATTTGAGTATCTGCTACCTGTGGGTGGTAATGACGTTTTAAACGCGCTGTATCGCCGTTTAAACCGCCCTACGCCTGCCCAATACGGCGGATACTTCGGCTCATCCGGTGTTGTTGGCCTTGCGTTTGACAACAATGTGCTGACTGCCGACACCCAGACATCGCCGAACGGCTACATTGGCATCAACTACGGTAGCAACAATTCAATTTATGCGGGTTCGATTGGTATCTTGCCTGCCACTTCTGGCCAGTTCCACATTTATTTGGAATGGTCGAATGACGGCGCCACATGGAACTTGCTGGAAGACACTGGCGTGACCACATGGGTCAGCGGCCAGTGGCTTTGGTACGACATTGACCCCGGCGTGACATGCCAGTATTACCGTATGCGTGAAACTGGTGGCAATACTTTGAGCGTGGCTGAGTTTTTTGTGGGCAACAACTCCACAGAAATCACGATGGCACGTTTGAACCGTGATGATTACACGAACTTGCCCAACAAGAACTTCACGGCCAACCAGCCGTATCAGTTCTGGCTGAACCGCACGATCCCTCAAGCCAAGATCACGCTGTGGCCAACGCCAAGTGACCCATTTGAGCAGATGGTGGTGTGGTATTCACGCCAGATCATGGATGTGGGTGATTTGTCTGGCCAAATTGAGATTCCTCAGTACGCACAAATGGCCATTCAGACCATGTTGGCGCACCAAATGTCGATGATTTTGCCCGGTGTGGATGTGCCTCGTATTCAATATCTTGAGACACAGGCTGAGAAGCTGTTCATCATGATGGAGAACGAGAACCGCGACAGATCGCCGATCTACTTCGCCCCGAACATTAGCGTCTACACGAGGTAAGAATGCAGTACCTCACATATGCGCATTACAAACCCAACAATGAAGTGTTTTACATTGGAAAAGGGTCTGAATTCCGTGCATCCACAACCAAAAACAGAAATAAACAGTGGCACGATGTAGTGGCGGAGTGTGGTGGTTTCAAAACTGAAATTCTTGGTCGTTGGGAAACTGAAGCTGAAGCGTTAGATCACGAGCGGTTTTTAATTGATTGCTTTCGATCTATCAAAGCGCCATTGGTAAACATTACATCTGGTGGACAAGGCGTTCATGGTTTGAGGCATTCTGATGCCACCAAAACGGTGTTGCGTCAAAAATCTTTAAACAATGGTTCTGTTGAGCGTTGCATACAAATGGCCAACGACCCAGCCATGATTCAAAAACGACGAGCAGCCACTATTGGCAAAAAGCGTACAGAAGAATCAAAAGCAAAAATGGCAAAAGCCAAATTTTATAAATCACGCAAGATTGTTGTGTGCGAACAAAATTTTGAAAGCATTTCTGCCTTGGCAAAATTTCTC